ATTTACTCTCATAACTCTTTGCCTTTATAATCTCCTGCTAGTGGAAAAATTTTAGTTATTACATCTGCCACAGCATGTGCAATATCCATGTGTTCTAACTGCGTACCATTAGCACCTCGAAGTTCAATGTAATGTATCCAGCTTCTTAATGTTCCGTTAACATACATTCTACTCTTAGTATTACCTTCAGGTAATACAGCCCTAGCTTGTTCTTTTGCTATTCCATGTTCTAACGCCCATGTATAAGCATATCTAGTTTGCCTAATAATATCTTTTTGTAACTCCTGCCACTTACTATCTAATTTATAGTCATCAGTAGGAATACTATTTTGTCTATTTTTAGGGTCCTGCATTCTTGCTTCTCTTACTTCAAACTCTAAGTCCTTAGTAGGATCTGCATACCGCTGACTAAATTCTTGAAAGCTAAAACTCCTGTGTCTTAGAATTTGTCTTGCAATGTCTCTTGTGGTGTCTATTTCTAGACATACACTTACCATTTCTAATGGCGACCAATGCTTGTGTTTCATTAGATACTTAATAAGTTTCTCACTTGTATCTTTATTTAATTGTCCATCTGGATTACTTACTCTGGCACAAAAAGCTACAAGTTCTGTAGCGCTTGTGTCGTCTATAAGATAGTTTCCATCTGTTTGGCTGTAGCTGATTAACTTAACCTGCATATGACATAGTCCTTACCGTATTGTTGTTTGTGTTTAGCAAGTGCTTCCGTGACTTGCATTGTTTTATAATCAAAGTCTGTAATGTCTGATTTAATAATCAAAACAGCAAACTGAGACTCTTCAACTATTGGTATATAGTTATCATAGTCTTCGAATGTGCCTTTTAATATTACTGATTTTTCTGTTGTTACTTCTAACATATTCCACCTTGTTCATCGTGTATTATTTGTGGATTTAACTTTAACAAATTATTAAAGTATCCTTTAAAGAAGTCATTTGTAAAAATTTCTTCTAGGGTGTGTTCATTTATATTATTCTTATCCCAACTATACAATAATTCTGTCTTGTGTTCAGGAGAATTATTTGCAGTAGTTAAATTAAGAGCCACATGTTTACAGGGAAACACATTACCTTTAGAGTTTAGATAAAATGAATTATTAACTTTACCTTCACACTTAACATGTGGTGAAAATTTTATTGTTCTCTCTTTATATATGTCATCTTTTTTTCTTGTCTGTAGAGTCTCTAGTTCTATAAGTTTATAGTCTGGCATATCGGGTTTAGTTTTTTCTATAACTTGTAATTTTTCTTTAGGGATTTGATTATCATATATAAAGCCATAGAAGTTATATTCCTCTGATATTTTTTTAGCTTTCTGAATATCAGAATCTAATTGATTAGTATGTACATAATTCCAAAACACTCTACACCCAGAGTCTATCAACGCTTTTGCATTTTGTAATATTTGTTTATCTGGATTGCCTGTATTAATATTAAATGTAATGTTACCTGCTTCTAAAAACATTAAGCCTAAGTTACTCCACCAAATAGGCTCATTAGATTTTCCATTTGTAGTTATATCACAACCACCAATACCCCACCTGGACATAAAGAAATGAGCTATATCAAATAGTTCAGGATTTAATGTAGGGTCTGTATCTGTGCCTTTAAAATGTATTCTTTTCAACTTAGATTTTTCTATAAAGTCTTTTGTAAATGTATCCTCTATTTGTTCTAAAGTTAAATAGTCATCTCCTGATATAGGATTTATTTCTACTCTTTCAGGCAAGTAAGGATAAAGATCTGTTTCTTTGTTATACATCTTATCCAATTGTTCTTCAGTAAAATCCTCATACCAAAAAGGCAAAGCTACTATACTCTCATCTGTTTTTTCTGGATATGTTGCTGTACTATCTTTTAGAAAAGGTAAAGCACCTTCTTCTATTAAAAACTTCTCGCTAAATATATCATAGTTATATAATAAGTCATCTTCTTTTTCGTCCCATTCTTTTAGTATAGCTTCCACTTTATCATTACGGTATACAAAATAACCTAGGTTACCATCCTCAAGCAAAATCTTCTTGTTTGACTTATAAATGTCTATGTCCTGTATGTTGTTAATAATACAATTAGGTGTTATAAACAATGTATGTCCACCAGGTTTGGTGTGTTGCATTATATCTATTTCCAACCAATCCTTTCCATACTTAGGCACATGAAAGGTTATTCCATCTATATAGCCTTCTTTCTTTCGAGTAATTTCTAACAGTTTATACTCATCGGCGCTTACAAAGACGTAAAAATCAAAAGGATTTACGCACAGTTTCTTAACCTGTGTATATAATGCGTTTATCTGTCCTTGACTATAATTACTGTCTAGCTGATTTGCTATAATCGTTACCATGCCATAATCTCAATAATGTCTCATCTTCTAATTCATCGATCTTTATCTGTTTATTGTTAGACTTTAATACATCTACATTAAATAAACAAAATTTACATTCTTCTCTATATTTATGTGTCTCCAAATCCTCTGGAAATTGCATTCCTCTATTGTAAGAGTAAGTCCATTCAAATGGCATGTTACTCCAAAAGTCTCTTTGTCTCCAATAGTGATAGTTATCTGTTCCTTTCCAAAATGTTTTAAATATCATTTGATCTTCCTGTAAGGCTTCCCAAAAGATATGTTCACATTGATCTCTATTCCAACACATTACACTAGAGTTATAAAATGTTCCCCGAACATCTATAAACTTCCTATCATGTTTATGTTTAGGGTTCTGCCATCTGGAATGTATTATCCTAGGCTTTAATGCTAGTTCATATAAATTTGTTATATCGCTTTGTATGATTACATCTAGATCTAAATAACACCATTTACCTTCAAAGCCTAAAAAGTTATGAGAATTAAATACTAAGAACTTGGCTCTATCCCAACAATAGTTTTCTTTACCAAACCAATACTTAGGATGTAAAGGTTCTATGTCAGGTATATCTCTGGCATCACACTTTAATCCTGTGTCGTCATCTGTATAGCAGGTAAATGTAAAGTCATTATGATAATGTTCCTGTACCATACGATACAAATTATTAACATAATCAGGTGAGTACTTAGTGCCCCACTTGATGCATACAAAATTCATCATATTCTTTCTCAATCTCCGGGTGTCTGTCTAAGCCGTTTAATAAACATATAGGATACTCTGGTCTATATTTTCTTCCTGAATACAGATAAGAGTATACCTCATTGTGTGGTAAGTGTTCAAATGTAAATCCTTCATGGTATAAAAATGTATCGTCTCCATAAGGGTATTGTACAATGTATGTTTCTGGATATTCATTATAATGTTTCCATATATGTGTAGCATCTTTCCATAACATTACACTAGAATTATAATTACTTAATGGAAACCCAGGCTGGTGTGGGAAGTCATGTATATTTAATTGTTCGTCACCTTTATCTTTCCACCATGTGTATACTATAACAGGATTATCCACACAATAATCAAACAAATGATCTATATTCTTTTGTATTCTTATATCTAGATCTAAGTATAATATAGTACCCATATCTTTTAGCTGAAACAATTTTAATTTTTCCATATTACCGTCGGGTTCATGTTCCATATAAATAATCCCGATATCAGGATGTAATCCCTTAGGGTCATCCGTAACGCAAACATAGTTATACTTGCCTTCGGTATGTTCATAGATAGAATTAACAGCATCTGAGCTGTATTTCTCACCATATTTTAATGTTAAAATAGTTTTCATTGTAATCACTTTTATTTATAAATAAGACTATACACGATATTTTAGAGATAGGAATTAATGGCAACCGTTTCAAATGTAGTAATAGATCAAGGCACGACCTTCAGTTTGGAGTTAAATCTAACGAACGATGACGCTAGCGCTAAAGATCTAACTAATTATACAGTAACTTCACAGATGAGAAAATCTTTTGAAGCTACAACTGCTACAGATTTTACAACGGCAAAAGTTAATTCTACAGGTAAGATAACAATTTCTTTAACAGCAGTAGAAACAGCAGCTGTTAAAGCAGGAAGATATGTTTATGATATTGAGATAGCCTCAAGCTCAGAAACATTAAGAGTTTTAGAGGGAATAGTAACTGTAACACCAAATGTTACAAGAGCATAGGAGATAAAAGATGGCAGTTAATGTAAACGCTACACAGAACCCAGTATCGGTATCCGTATCTACTGGTAGTACTAGAGTCGTTACAACTACCACAACTCAAAGCCAGGTTGCAACTTCAACAACCATTGACAACTTGTCTGGAATAGATACAAGTGCTAAACAAAATGGTTACACTCTAGTATATGATGGCACCAGTGGGAAGTGGGAGGCAGCTCCAGCATCGTCTGTAGCAGCTTCAATTACTTCCATTGATGGTGGTACTTTTTAGAATGATATAAAGCTTTATATTATATAATATTTAAAAGACATTTAACTAGGAGAAAATAAATGGCAACAACAATTCAAATCAAAAGATCTACAGGATCGGCAGCTCCAGCAGCCTCGGACTTAGTAGAAGGTGAATTGGCTTATGCTGAAGATAGATCCGGTTCTGGTGCTTCTGCTAAATTATATGTTTCATCTATAGATTCAGGTGGTAACGAAGCTATCCAAGCAATTGGAGGTAAGTACTACACAGATCTAGTTGACGCAGCGACGAATGCTAATACAGCATCAACGCTTGTTAAAAGAGATGGCTCAGGTAACATTATAGTAGGCGCAGTAACAGGAAATCTAACTGGAGACGTAACAGGTAGCATTGCAGGCGCAACAGCTAACATGACAGGTCTAGTTACTTTCGGATCACTAACTGATGGCACAATTACAGCCACAGCATTTGTTGATGAGGACGATATGACTAGCGATAGTGCTACACTTATCCCAACTCAACAATCAGTTAAAGCCTATGTAGATGCTCAAGCACACATGACAGACGTCGGCATTGCCGGTGACTCTGGTACTGGAGCAATTACAGATGCAGAAACATTCACCCTAACAGGTGGAACAGGTATCACAACAGCGGTATCGGGTAACGCAGTTACTCACACATTGGATAACACAGCAGTATCAGCAGGATCATATGGTTCAGCAAGTACTATTCCTGTTATCACAGTTGACGCTCAAGGTAGACTTACAGCAGTATCAACAGCATCTACAAGTTCAGCATTAACAATTGGAGCCGATAGTGGTTCTGATGATGTTGTAACAGTAGGTACAGATACTCTTAACTTTACGGGTACAGCTAACGAAATTGAAACAACAGTTTCAAATAACACTATAACTATTGGATTACCAGACGATGTTACTATTGGCGGAAACGCTACAGTTTCAGGTAACCTAACAGTATCAGGAACTACAACAACTGTAGACTCCACAACACTATCCGTTGCAGATCCATTGATCTCATTAGCTACAGGCAACAATTCATCTGATGTCGTTGACATTGGTTTGTATGGTTTGTTTGATACTAGTGGTTCAAAAGACTTATACGGGGGTTTATTTAGAGACGCTAATGATTCCGGTAAATGGAAAATATTTAAGGACCTAGAATCTGCACCTACTACTACTGTTAATACAAGTGGTACAGGTTATGCAGTTGGTACTTTAGTAGCAAACATTGAATCAGCTTCAGCAACTATTACAGGCGGTACTATAACTGGTATCACAGATTTAGTAGTAGCAGATGGTGGTACAGGTGTTGGTTCATTTACAAGTAAAGGTATACTTTACGGTAATGGAACAGGTGTTTTACAAGTCACAGCAGCAGGCTCAGAAGGACAAGTTCTTCAGGCAGGCTCAGGAGGCACTCCAGAATTTGGTAGTGTTGATGGCGGAACCTATTAATATTAAGGGATAATTGAAATGGACGAACAACTACTTAATGAATATATTAATAACTTGGCAAATCAGGTTAATACCCTGACCCAAGAAAACATTTTACTTAAAACTAGACTTAGTCTTTTAGAGAAAAGGGAACAAGAGAGGTTGGCAGTGGAAGAGAAGAAGGAAATACAAACTAATCCGGCACCAGAGAGTAGTTACTCTCAACCGCCAGAAGTTAAACCAGAACCACAGCCTGAAAAGCCAGTGGTCGAGGAACCTTCTCCAGAGCCTGAACCTTCACCTAGACAACAGGTGAAGATGACACGAGGTCCAAGACCAAAAGGATATAATCCTAGAGTTGATGGACCCAGACCTTTAATCCCAGATACTAAAAGCGAGTCACAACAATAACAGAGGAATAATAAATGGCAACAGTTATTAAAATTAAAAAGTCGGAAACAGCTAATGCTGTTCCTACTACCTCGGATTTAGCGGTTGGAGAAGTAGCCCTTAATACAGCAGACAAGGTTGCTTTTGTAAGAGATTCAACAGATAGCATAGTTAAATTTGCAAATTACGCAGAGAAAAACTTAGCATTAGAATTTCCTACAGGAGATTATGGTTCAGTAGCATCGGCATTAGCCACAGATGCTTTTGGTCAAACCATTGAAGTCATATATGACTTACAAACCTCAATTCAGTATAGGGTTGCGACAGAAGACTTAGGTTCAGATTCATCAGTATAACAAGGAGACTATAGATGGCAGTTACAGTACAGTTTAGAAGGGGAACAACAGCTCAGAACAATGCGTTCACGGGTTCTGTTGGTGAGCTTTCAATAAACACAACAACCAATACTATTAGGGTCCATGATGGGAGTACAGCAGGCGGGCATGAGCTTATGAAAGCTGATGCCACAAATATTGATGGGAATGTTCCAATAGGAAACATTTCCGGAACAATATCAGCTAGCGCATTGGATGATGGGTCTAGCATAGACGGCGGAACATATTAATTAGGAGACAAAAATGCCAACACAAGTACAATTAAGAAGAGGAACTACTACACAAAATAATTCCTTTACTGGTGCGGTAGGTGAACTTTCCGTAGACACTACGCTAGATACAGTCCGAGTACATGATGGTTCAACAGCAGGCGGACATAGACTTGCCAAATATTCAGACATAAGTGCTGGAGATATTACGGCGGTTGTAGCAGGCACAGGACTATCAGGAGGAGCAACTAGCGGAAGTGCTACAGTATCACTTTCCCACTTAGGCTTAGAAAGCCTTTCAGACCCGAATGATGACAGAATTTTATTCTGGGATGATTCAGCAGGCGCTTCAGCGTTTTTAGATATAGGTTCAGGCCTAGCAATATCTGGAACGACATTAGCAGCGTCAACACAAACGAGCTTAGCAGATGCAGATGCAGATACTAAGATTCAACTAGAAGAAAGCAGCGACGAAGATACAATTAGATTCGACGCAGCAGGAACAGAAGTTATGAAGGTAACTTCAACAGGACTATTCCCAAGCGCAGATGATACATTTGCACTAGGGGCAGCTAACTTACAATGGAGTGATGTTTATGTAGGTCCTGGTTCACTATATGTTAATGGACAAAAAGTATTAGAAGATTCCTCAGGTTCAATTGTTGTATCTGCGGACTCTAACCAAAATGTTAGTGTACAAACATCAGGCTCAGGTAATGTCGAATTAGACGCTACAGGAACTGGTCTTGTTGCAGTTAAAAGCACATTACAAATTGAGGACGGTAGTAATATTACTAACTCAGCAGGTAATGGACTTACATTTGGTTCAGGTCTAATATCAGATTCACTTACATCAAGATCTACAAATACTAATTTAGTATTAGCTGGTAACGGCTCAGGGATTGTACAAGTAAGTGATGCCTTAACAGTAACAGGAAACCTTACAGTACAAGGAACAACCTCAACAGTAGAATCTACAACTTTAACAGTTGCAGATAAAAACATCACCGTAGCTCAAGGTGCAGCGGACGCAGCAGCAGCCAACGGAGCAGGACTTACAGTAGATGGAGCGTCAGCAACATTAACTTATACTTCTGCAGATGATAGATGGAACTTTAACAAATCCTTAAACGCTACCTTAATTGGTAATGTTACAGGTAATGTTACAGGTAATGTTAGTGGAAGTTCTGGTTCAACAACAGGTAACGCAGCAACTGCTACAACAGCAGCGGCTTTAACTACAGCAAGGACTCTATCATTTACAGGTGATGTAACTGGTACAGGAGACTTTGACGGATCAGGTAACTTAGCAACAGCATTAACTATTGCAGCTAATAGTGTTGCTTTAGGTACAGATACAACAGGGAATTATATGGCGCAAGTAAGTGGAGGAGATGGTATTACTATTTCTCACTCACAGGGAGAGGGCTCAACAGCTACAATCACTGGTACAGCAATATATGATTCAAGTGGAACAAAATTAAATTAAGGTAGACGCAGATGGCTTTAGCAAGTAGAATAGATTTACAGGATTATTGTCTAAGAAGACTTGGACACCCTGTAATTGAAATTAATGTTGACGACGCACAACTCTCAGATCGTTTAGACGATTCTTTGCAGTTTTTTCAAGAGTATCATTTCGATGGAGTCGAAAGGACTTATGTCAAACATGAAGTTACAGGGTCTAAGCTAAAGTTAACTGCTAACCTTGGTGGTAATTTTACTAAGGGAGACATCTTAACAGGTGGAACTTCCGGTGCAACTGCAGAATTTTATCAAACAGATTCTACAGCACAATTTTTAGAATTTGAACAAGTTAGATCAGGAACTTTTGTAGCATCTGAAACCGTAACAGGTAGTATATCAGGAGCCACAGCAACAATAAGCGCTACGGATTTTTATACTAAAGGAGATATTGAAAACGGATATTTTCCAGTAAGTAACAATATCATAGGTATAACCCGGGTCTTTAATTTTGGTGGAGCAGCCACAAACAATACAAAAGATGGACAACTGTTTGATTTAATGTATCAGTTTAGAATGAATGATCTATATAATTTAATGGGAGCAGACATGATATATTATTCAGTCGTGCAAACTCATTTATCAACATTAGAACAACTGTTAGTAGGACAACGACAAATTCGTTGGAATAGAAAAACAGATAGACTTTATGTAGATACAGATTGGGATAAGACATATAATATAGGCGACTTTATAGTAGCTGAGGCTTATGCTATCTTAGATCCTAATACATATACAGAGGTTTATGACGATATGTTCTTAAAGAAATATACAACAGCATTATTTAAAAAACAATGGGGCGATAATCTGAAGAAATTTGCAGGTATTCAAATGCCAGGTGGTGTGACTTTAAACGGAGAAACCATTTACAACGAGGCAGTACAAGAGATACAAGCAATTGAACAGGAGATGCAACTTAAATACGAATTACCTCCTCAATTTATGATAGGTTAACACATGGCCACAAATTTTTATTTCCAAAATGGCGGTGGTATAGGACAAACAGGTGAACAGCGCCTAATAGAAGATCTTATTATCGAAAGTCTTAAAATATACGGACACGATACTTACTACTTGCCTAGAACAATAGTAAACAAAGATGATATCTTTGACGAAGATGCTTTGTCCAGATTTACACAGGCATATCCTTTAGAAATGTACTTAGAAAATGTACAAGGGTTTGAAGGACAGGGAGATATATTCACAAGATTTGGTATGGAAGTTCGAGATCAAGCAACTTTCGTATTAGCAAAAAGACGCTGGGAAGACATGGTTACAAGGCAAGGGCCTGATGTATCTAGAAAAGCTAGACCAGTGGAAGGTGACTTAATATATTTTGATAGAACAAAATCCTTATTTGAAATTAAGTATGTAGATTTTCAAAATCCGTTTTATCAAGCAAATCAAATTTATGTATTTAAATTAACTTGTGAACTGTTCGAGTACAGCTCAGAAGATTTAGACACAGGTATTGCAACAATAGATGCGATAGAAACAAAATACTCTCAAGATATGTTAGAGTATCAATTTAAAAAGGAAGATGGCGGTTTGTTCTTAAAAGAAGATAGTGGTAGTTTAATTACAGAGGCATACCAAACATCTGTATCAGAGCCAATTGATAATGCAGACTTTGATAACTTATTAACACTAGAAGGTATACTAGACTTTAGCGAGTCTAATCCGTTTGGTGAGATAGGAGGCTCGTAATGTTTAAAGATAAAACATTTTATCACAGTCATATAAGAAAAGCTATCATAGCTTTTGGAACAATATTCAATGATATAAACATTGAAAGAAAGAATTCAGCAGGTGCAATAGCACAAACATTAAGAGTGCCTTTAGCGTACTCTACAAAACAAAAGTTTTTAACTAGGATTGCCAGAGTACCAGATACAAGTACAAGAGGGGAAGTAGCACTTACTTTACCTAGAATGGGATTTGAAATAAATGGTTTAAACTACGATCCAGGTAGAAAGGTAGCTCCTATAAATAGAACGAGAGTAGTAGGAACGGGAGACGATACTAGTACAGTTAGATCTGTATTTGCTTCTGCTCCATGGAACATGGATTTAGCATTATATATATTTGCGAAGAACCAAAATGATGGATTAAATATAATAGAACAAGTACTTCCTTATTTTAATCCTGACTTTAATGTAACAATAAACGATCTCCCAGAAATGGGAATAAAAAGAGACATAAAAATAACTTTAGATAATGTTAATTATGAAGACGAGTATGAAGGCGAGTTTGCAAACAGAATAAGTGTAATATGGACTTTGAATTTTACAATGAGGCTTAATTTCTACAGCCATGTAGCTAATGTAGATGTTATTAAACAAGCAGTAATAGATGCATATAATGATCCAGAATTATCACTAGATAAAGTAGCACTCTCAAGCGGAAGAGCAAGGGTTAAAGCAACAGTTGATCCTCAATCTGCCACACCAGCCGATGAATATAAGTTCTTGGAGGAATTTGATGAAGCATTCGAAACATAGCGGGTTTGAAGAATTAGATAAGAGCTTTAATACAAAAGAAATAACAAAAGCTTTAGAAACTAATCTTAGAAAAACCGAAGAAGAGAGAAAACTCCCAGCAGTAGACATGTCAGAAGAAGACAAAGACATTCTACATGCCAAACAACAAGAAGAAGACTTACAATACGCTAGGAGTATGCTTAAACAGGCAGAGGCATTTAATGCTGAGGCAATAGAAGGCATATTACACATAGCAAGAAACTCAGACCAACCTAGAGCATACGAAGTAGCAGGTGGATTAATTAAAAATTTACAAGATAATGCTAAAGACATGTTAGATGTACACGAAAGACAAAAAAGAATAACAGATGACGGCACTAAGGGTAAGGGTAATATAAAAACACAGAACAACATGTTCGTAGGTAGTACAAAGGAATTACTACAAGCATTAAAAGGCGAACAAGCCAAGTTAATAGAAGGTGAAGTGGACGATGGCTAGGCCCGAAGTCACTTCATATCATGGCAATCCTAATCTTAAACCATTAGCATATCAGCACGACTTTACTCAACAAGAGATAGCGGAGTATGTTAAATGCCAAAACGATCCTAAATATTTTATAGAAAACTATGTAAAAATTGTTACACTAGATCAAGGATTACAACCATTTAAATTATTCGATTGTCAAAAAGGCAAAGTAGATCTCATTATGAATGAGAGAAAAGTAATTTTAATGGAAGGTAGACAGCAAGGTAAAACAGTAACAGCAGCTGCGTGTATATTACACTATACAATATTCCAAGAAGATAAAACAGTAGCTATCATGGCTAACAAAGCCTCAGCTGCGAGGGAAGTATTAAACAGATATCAAATAATGTATGAGAACTTACCTTTGTGGATGCAACAAGGTGTTAGAGTATGGAATAAGGGTGATGTAGAATTAGAGAACAATAGTAAAGTACTCTCAGCAGCTACAACAGCATCCGCCATTCGTGGTAAATCAGTTAACTGGTTGTACATTGATGAGGCAGCAATCATACCTAACAACATAGCAGACGAGTTTTTTACTTCTGTTTATCCTACAATCTCAGCTGGAGAAACAACAAAGATCCTACTTACATCCACACCACTAGGTTACAATCACTTCTGGAAGTTCTGGAATGAGGCAGAGAAGAAACAAAATGGCTTTGAACACATGTTCATACCTTACTATGAGATACCTGGAAGAGATGAGAAGTGGTTAGAAGAACAAAAAGGACTCTTAGGTGAGGTAAAATTCAATCAAGAGGTAATGTGTGAGTTCTTAGGTTCAACCAATACTTTAATTAATGCTACAACTATAGGTAGATTAAGTAGTAAACCAGTAGAGTTTACCAATAATGGATTAGATATATACGAAAACCCACAAGAAGGACATTACTACGCAATGGCATGTGATACTGCCAGAGGTATTGGTGGAGATTACTCTGCCTTTGTAGTCGTAGATATAACACAAATGCCATATAAGGTTGTGGCAAAATATAGAGATAATCAAATAGCTCCTATGTTGTTTCCAGATGTAATTGGAAAGGTAGGCAGGGACTATAATAATGCTTTTATATTAGTAGAAGTAAACGATATAGGACAACAGGTAGTAGAAATACTACATCAAGAAGTAGAATATGAGAACATATTAAGCACAGTACAAGAACAGAACAGACAATATGTAAGTCCTGGCTTTGGTAAAGCAACAAAGTTAGGTGTAACTACTTCTAAACAAGTTAAAAGACAAGGGTGTTTTACATTTAAGTCTTTACTAGAAGAACAAAAATTATTGATATTTGATGAGCATATAATACATGAGATATCAACATTTATTGAAAAAGGAAACACATATCAAGCAGATGAAGGTTATCACGATGATCTAGTTATGTGTATGGTATTATTTGGGTGGCTGTCTAGTCAAAACTTCTTTAAGGATATGACAGATGTTAATGTTAGAGAAGGACTATATGGACAACAGATGGGAGAAATTGAAACGAATCTCACACCTTTCATTAGAATAGATGGACAAGAACCCGAAGTAGAAGTTATAGGAGATGATGTCTGGTTATTAGAAGATGAGTATAATCCAGGCAACATGCAGAAAAAATTAAGAGATTTAATAAACAGATAATGTATTTACAACAATATTGTCGTATTTACAAAATTGTAAGTCTAACTTTTGTCATGTATAAATAGTAGGATGATAATAAAAACTTGTGTCATTCATAAGATAATATAAAACCGAGGAGAAAAACATGGCATTTCAGCTATCACCAGGTGTTCTTGTTAGAGAAACAGATCTTACTTCTGTTATTCCAGCAGTAGCTACTTCTATAGGAGCTTTTGTAGGTAATTTCAGATGGGGACCTGCAGGCGAGATCACAACAATTAGTACAGAAAACGAACTTGGTGCCAAGTTCGGACAGCCAAATGACGATACAGCAGTTGACTTTTTGACAGCAGCGTCATTCTTGGCTTATGGTAATAACCTTCAATTAGTCAGAGCTATTGACGATACCACAGCAACTAATGCTGTAGCATCAGGCTCAGCGACACTAATTAAAAACGATGAAGATTATGACTTGAACCATTCTACTGGTTCAGGAACTAACGGCATGTGGGCAGCTAAGTATCCAGGCTCTTTAGGAAACTCTCTTAAAGTAGCTATTGCAGATTCCAGTAATTTTGACACCAACTCTGTTGCGTCAACTACTGTTACAGCAGGTGGATCTAGCTATAGTAGTGCACCAACTGTTACATTTTCAGCTCCGGCTTCAGGTGTTACCGCTACAGGTACAGCTACCGTGGCGTCAAATGCAGTTACAGCAATTACTATTACTAACCCAGGTAATGGTTATACCAGCGCACCAACAATTACAATTAGTGGCGGAGGCGGAACTGGAGCAACAGCTACAGCAACACTTGCAACTGATTGGACATATAAAAATGAATTTGATAGAGCACCACTTACATCTACAAAAGTAGCAATACAAGGCGGTTCAAACGACGAACTTCACATTGTTGTTATTGACGAAGATGGAGCTTTTTCAGGCGTAATAGGAACAGTCCTAGAACGATTCGCTCATGTCTCTAAAGCATCCGATGCTAGAGGACTAGAAGGCGGTTCATTATTTTATAAAGATGTAATTAATTCGCAGTCTAAGTATGTTTACTGGACAGACCATCCTGCAGGAGACTCCACATGGGGTAACGCAGCATTAGGTCAAGCATTTACATCAGGATTTACAACAGCAGAAGCAACAGTAAGCCTGTCAGGCGGTGTTGATGATGCACCTGACTCAGGTGACTTACAAACAGCTTGGAGCTTGTTTGCAGATGCAGAACAAACAGATGTAAACCTTCTTATAACTGGAGCAATGGGTACTACAGACCAAAAG